GCAATAGATTCATGGAGAATATTCCAATGTTTCGATTACGAAGTAGAACCAGAAGATCACGTACTAAACTTCTACGTTGAGTGGGCAAGAGTAGAAAAAGAAAGAGTACTAAGAGAGCAAGCCACACCTAAGCCTATGACAGTTTATTACGCACACTACACTAATTCGAGAGAGGAACAACCTAATTGGAATAATTTAAAAGATTATGTTTGCTGTGTTATGGCAAGAACTCAAGGTGAAGCTATAGAGAAAACTAAACGCATTGCATTAAAACGTGAAGGCGCAGTGCATCTTAAAATTGCAGGTATCGGATTTGGTAGAGAGGAGTGGGTAGACGAAGAGCATTGGTTGGATACTGACGAATCTTATTACAGCGTACACGTAGACGCAATGCAAAAAAGAATGGAAGCAAGAAGACAATTAGAAAACAAATAAAAAATAAACATATGAAAACTTTGATCAACACAGATTCAAATGGCGCAACTAAAAACGTAAAAGACATTATCTTTTGGGGTAATGGAGACACTTTTAAATTAATAAGCAAAGCATCTTCAATAGAAGAGGGTTGGATGAAATCAACCAAAGCAATGGAAATTGCAGGAGTTGGTTGTGTAGTCCAAGTAACAACTCAACAAGGCGACAATATTGCAGAAGCACTAACGTTTGTTCCTAATACTGAAATAGAAGAAACAATGCACGAGGTTGATGGATTAGTTTCAAGAAGATTAGTAAAATGTTTATAAATTAAAATATGATTACAGCAAACCAAAAGTGGATTACAACCACACCGTATTACGAAGAATTTTTACGCTATTACCAAATGGCTAAAACACAACAAGAAGAGTGTAACTTAGGAATTATAAAACATGCAGATAGCTCTGTGCCCGATGACTTAATGAAACACGTTGAACTATACGACGTTGTTGAAAGAAAGTACGCTGGATTCTCACAGATAGTTAACGATGTTTTTTATGGTTTTTCCGAAGATCACCCTTACTGGAATAAAATGACTCAAGGTCATATGACAAAACAGAGAGAAACCGTTTCTAAAAATTGGACAGGCAAGCGCAGCGTGTTTGGTTTAAAGGAGTGGATCTATTTGTTCTTGTTTCACAGATTAACAGGTTCTGGTATTAACTACTCGATGAAGCCTTCAGGCTATCACAACACGCTCTTGTTCGAGATGCATCAAGCTGACAATATACCTCAGCTGATAGACATCATAAAAGGAGCCACTAAACCATTCTACACATCGGTAGGCTATCAGTTCCCAAGTTTTCCTAAACCTCAAGGCAATTACAAACGTGGAGGAGATTATTTCCTTTGTGAATTCGTTCCACAACTTGCAGAAGACGTAGCTAGCTTCTTAGAGAATGGCGATAAAAAAGACTTGAGAGAAGTAGGAGACTTTATGTTTAAGTGGAATACAGACAGAGGCCTTAGAGCTTTCAGATTTCAGTACGCTGCATTTATTGCTGACATAGCCGATTGGTTCCCTGAATTCGTTAACCGCGAAAGTCCATTTTATTACGGTACGAATGCAAAGGAGTGCGTTAGCTATTTAGCAAAGAAGTCTACTAAAATGCAAGAAGAAGTATTTTTGGATTCAGTAATGATGAAGATATACGACGACACTGGCAGTTATCCGTACAACGCAGAGGACGTAACGTGTGACTCAATTCGATGGATTGAGAACTACGTAAAACCCGGAGCAGACTACGATCACTTAGATTTCGATCATGTATGGAACAGCAGCGGTATTATAGACCATCCATACGGTCGACAGAAAGCAATGTTAGATCTTGGTCTTGTCCCAAGTTTTAACGGTATTACAGAACACCCTTCCGATGACAAGGTACTTAAATCACTTCTTATAACAGAAGAGCAATACAAGGACAGGGTACAACAACATTATAACAAATAATGGCTTACACAACAAACAAATCTGCAAAGCAGACAAAAAACATCCACATCCAAGGATTAACAGGAGAAAAAATATTTAACAACGTTATGCAAGATATGGGCTACAAAGTCCACATCAATCCAGATCCATACGGATACAACGATCACTTAGTATTTTTTGATAGACAAACTCCAACCATTACTCAATTAAAAACGATTTCTCCTTATCATCAACACAATTGTTGGGCATTAGATGCCGATTCAGGTAAACAAGTAGAACACGCTTTAAAGTGCGAGAAACTTTATATCTTAAGTATTCCTATGGTATGGGAAAACGAATATGACGGTTGGTTACTAGAAGTGGATCTTAACATTCTAAAGACTGAACCAAATTCAATTAGACCTTTACCTAACAGCACGCAAAACTCTTTGATTATTCCAAGATCTGAACGCTACGTTAGAAAGATATACAAGTTGAATAAAACAGAAGAGGATATCATTCTAAAATATGCTGTATCCGATTATGCAAAGAAACCTTCTACCTTTATTAAAAGACCAAACACAAGAAAAACTAAAAAATAATGAGTGAAATTTTATTTCCAAACACTTGCGAAGTAGAATTTAAAGGCAAAAAACCAAAGGACTCTTGGATGCGAGATTGGTCGTTAGATCAGCGTATCGAAAAGTTCTTTGAGTTCTGCCAAAAATTCGATAACAGAAAAGATTCTCTATTAAAATCAGAGTATCAAATCTTTTCACATCGCTTGCATTGGCACGAGCATCCTTACTGTTACTACATGAGGGACAACGTTACAGACAACGCGCTAAGAATGTTTTATACTTTAGTGTTTAGTTTTAGTAACGAACATTGGGGCACATTCATGAAATTGGCGAAAGAAGGTATTGATTCTACTAAGGATCACTTCGTTAACAATCGACACGCAAGAAACGACTTATTCCAAATCTATTATCCAAAAGGTACAGACGTTAAGAGCTGGTTGCTACACGGACCTAGAATTGCCGGTCAAGAATTGGCCTACGTTTTACAGGACGTTGAAGATGGTAAGCGTGGAAAGTACACAATGATGGAGTTTGCAAAGATTCTTGAGAAATACTTTAAAGAGCATCAAAACTTTAGAAGTCCTTTGTATCCATGTAAGAACACTGCAAGATATATCGCAATGAGTTATCCACACTTGGTAGATCCTGAATCGATTCTATTCGGCGGTACTGGTCACTTCGATGGATTGCACCAGATATTCGGTGGTCAGAACCTAAACGGTAAAGTTAAGTACACTATTAACGAAGCTGGAGTATTCACACCTGAGAACAAACAGGCAGAGCAATGGTTGTATCAGATGGATCTGCTAGTGAATCACCCGTTAAACCCAATGACTGAACAGAAGTATCTGAACATTGAAGACAAGACCTGTTTCTTTTGGAAGCACATCGCAATCTCTCATGGTGAAAAGAAACCGACCAAGAACATTCCTTACACTTGGATCTTTCCGGACACATTCAGTCTGGCTCTAACAGATCAAGAAGAGTTTATGAATGGAATTGAACACAGAGGTTTAATGTATTAGGAGCATATAGTTAGTAAATAAGAAAGGGAGCTCATTTGGGCTCCCTTTTATTTTGTCTTAATATTCTATCGTAAATTCTATTCCTCTTCGGCCTCGAGCTCGGGTGTGATTGGATTAACGTCCCTGCGGTACCATTTGCCGGCTATATTCTCGTTATAGCTCTCTACCTCTAAAACTCTTAGTGTCATTTGATAATAGGTCTCCCAATAGCTCATCTGTTTCTTGGTGGTGCATAACCTTAATATCTCTCTAGTGAATATATCTTTACCAAACAGTTTAATATCGTCTATGATCAACTTACTAGATCCGTAGTAGTCGACCCAATTGCTCTCTTTGATCTCCTTTCTTTTCTTTGGGATACGTCCTGGTTTTACCCACTCTGAAATTTCCTTCTTCGTTAAGGTCTTTGTTAGAACGTTTCTAAGGATTTTTTTACCGATATAGAATTTACCGGTCTTATTGTTAGTAACTTTGTAGACAAATCCAACTACATTCTCTGGAAAATCAGAAAGCTGAGTAAGCGGTTTTACAAAATTAACGGGATCGTAATTACCATCGTACGTAAACCAATTTGACATAGACTATTTTCTAATAAATATCTTAGCTATCCCAACGAATAACGAATGTAATATCTGTATTAGACGGAATTGGGTAGGGAGTAGAAAGCTTTCCAACTACTAATAATTCGTCAACATCGTTGTATAATCCTACTGTGGTAGCGTAAGGTCTGAAGTTGGATCCGGTCACTACGTCTATGTAGGAACCAGAGGTACCGTCCTTTATGGCACTTGGATTTAGGGTATAGTTAAAATCATTTTCATTTACTAGACACCTAACTTCGTTTTGGTAGATAGTTGATTCCGCCAAAAAGGAGATGGAATATGGAGTGGCTTGTATTACTGGCATGCTAAGTATAAATATTAGTTCTCTCGTCTTTCCTCAGGTGTATAATGAGCTATTCTATTATGATTTATTGGACTAGCTAATAATACCGCAGGTTTTAAATTTCCCTTTTTAGTCTCTTGGAACATATAACTCATCCAAGTCTGTTCGTAGGGGCGATCCCACGTTACGTCTAAGAACATCTTCTGATTGCCCTTCTTTCCACATAATGTTGGCCAATTGCAATAGTATATTTCTCCTTTAACATAAGACAGACCGTCTACGACTTCTATTGTGTCTAATTTTGTTTTAGGACAATTAAGATCCAAACCCGCAGTTGGCAATCTATCGTAATCTGGCCAGAATTCTGATCTTACCGATTGAGGAACATTGTACCATGACACTTGAATGTTATTGTCCATGTATACTTCCGTGTAAGATAACTTTAAAAAATCTATATCTGAACCTTCCACGATCTTTAAAACTTTATCGTACAAATTCGGTACATAAGTTCTAAATCCGTTTCTACAAATCCCTTCAGAGGCCTCGTATATTCCCATATCGTCTTCTAAGAACAGATAATAATCGCTATCCGACTCTTGAAAATGTTTAGCAGCTCTAAATCTTCCACCATTTATTCCAGTATTTTCGTTGGTAATAATATGTTCAAAGTTATATTTGTCACATATCTCTTTATTGGCAATTCTTGCTTCTTCGTTGGTAGAATTGTCTATTAATATATTTCTTGTTTTTGTCAACCAATTATCGTGCTTCAACCAAGTTTGAATGGTATGTTCTACTTGATGAGGGAAATTAAAAGTTAACATGTACACAGAAACTTTTAACTTACTAGGATCTACTGTCTTCTTGTATAATTTAATATTTTTTTCCGGTATGGGTTCTAATACTACTTCGTTCTTAGCCAATGCGTCTATAAATTTAACAACTAAGCCGTTATCGTCCAAAGCGAACCTTCTAAATTTTTCAGGTTCCAAATAAGACATAATAGTGAATATGCTTTCTTCAGTGCCCATGTATCCTGATTGTAAAGTATCGTTGACCAAATGCCAATACGTACCGTTAGCACTTCTAATAGCATCGATATGTCCACCGAATAAACCGCCTCGACAAACGTACTCTACTTTAGATCCAGCGAATCTATTCATGCCGTCTATTTTAAAACCATGAATTTCGTCTCTAGCTTCGTAAGGGTAACTTAAGAATAAGAACGGATCCAAATGTGGAATTAAGTTATCCAGCACTTTATCGTCGGTAAAATATTTTTCGTAAACCGTATTAGTAATTCCAGCGTCTAACCAAATAAAATAATTGGATTGAAAAGGATTCCACACAGTAACGTTGTGAAGCATGCTAAACTTGGACATTACTATTGGATTGTACCATTCTGATACTGCTTGAGGACTATTCTTTAACCATCCACCTTCTCCTGTTAAATTTAACCATTCTTCACTCGTTCTAATTTCTTGAGTTTTATCCCAAAAAGAACTGTAAAGATTTTTCATATCAGATAATTCCCAAACTTTAACGTAAGTGTTATGCGGACTTCTTATCTCCCAAACTATGTGTTCGTATTCTTCTGGAATATGCACAAACATTGCGACTTCTGTCTGTAGTATTTTTCTAAAGTGAGAAAGGTACTCTTCAAAAGATCTACCTGGTCTGCCTATATCCCAAAGACCTGTTACAACGGTTAAGTCCGATTTAACTGTATCTTTTCTTGGGCCTTCTATGATCGGCACTATATTTTTGTTAGCTTCGTTATCTTTTACAAAAACTCCATAATCGTATCTAGTGGCCAATGCTTTGAAACCTTTATATTTTGCTAAAAAACTTTCTTGAGTTAATTCTGTTTGTTTATGTATTTCAAGATCGTTGTCAAAATGCGCTTCTTGTTCTGAATTATAGGGAATAGCTATAATTAAATCGTTACACTTATCGTATAATTTTTCTACTAATTTGATACCGTCTTCTTCTGATATGTGTTCTAATACGTCTCCAAAAATAATTAAATCGTAATAATTAAATTCAAAATCTAAGATATTCTGAACGAATACATTTGCGTATTTTTCTCTTAAACCGTATCTTTCTACGTAGGGCTCGAAACCTTCTATTGCGTCCATCTTATAAAAGTGATCTTTAAGATAGTCAAAATATATACCTGCACCGGCTCCAATATCTAACACAGAACTAGTGCGATTGAATTTATTTTTTATGAAATTTAAAGTTTCCTTTTTATAAACATTTGTTGAAAACGGCATCTTAGTAAATTAATTTTTTAGTATTTTCGTGAAACATGTAACCCTCCGACTTAACCTTATCTATTCTATAGTTTAATACTTGACCTTCGTCTCCTATTAATCTATACGTAGTATCGTCACCCTCTATGTTAAATTCTATAACAAGAGATTTTTTAACTCCGTAACAAGGATCCGGTATAACACGACCCATGGTATCCATAGCCACAATAATGCCGCTAACTCCTTTGCCTTCGTTATTATTTATATTCTCTTGCACAAATTCTGTGAAATCCACCTCGTTAGTTTCCGTAGGTCTATTTCTATCGTGTTCGTTTTCAGGCTCCATTAAAGTCATAAACTTAGCGGATTTTAAAATCATTCTTTTATCTGCTAAAGAATTAGGATTTTTATATGATGCTTCTGGAATAGAAGTAAATTTATCCCTCCATCCAAATCTTTCGTAAAATTGATAGCACGTATAATCCACTCTAAACATATTGATCCATGCTTCACTAGACCATCTATCGTATGTACTTTCGTAAGGATATGGATTGTGTCTTAAGTAATGCGAGTTAGCCCACCAAAAATTACCACTAGGCCAACCTCTACCAAAACTATCTGATACATTACATTGATCGTATACTTTTAATTTTTCCAAGCAATTTTTATAGTTATCAATCATATAGTACTTGAGCATTTCTATGAATGACGCATCGCCAATCCTCTTCCATTCGGAATGTTCGTTGGTATCAGTAGGTACATTAGTAACTCCTTTACTATGGAAGTACATAATAAGTCCATCACTTTTTTGAGACTCTATCCATGCTTTTACAATACCGTAATGTTCGAATCTATTATCGTAAGCTTTAGTAAAATGAACTTTATCATGGCCTTCAAATACTTCTAATATTTTATTGTAGCTTTCTTCGTCTTCTCTAAATTCTAATGAGCATACTACGTGCATTTCATCAAGATCATTGTACAAGCCTGATTCTTTAATGCGCTCTAAATCTTTTTTGGCTAAGTTGATAAAGTCTCCTTTGCAGTAAATAAAGTAGATAACTTTAATTTTTTTCGTCTTATCAAATTCTCCATATTTGGCTTCGTAGATTTTATCTATGTCCCTATTTTTACTGTAAGCGTATGCGTAGGCATGGAATATAAAACTATTGGGACCGTATCTGTGACTATTAAAAACGTTTCTATCTAATATTTTTATGCGATCTTTTAAAGACAGATCTTTTTTAAACATTACGGCTAAACAAGTTTGTTCGTGCCATAAAGAAGACTTAAATATATATCTCATTTCAGGCACATGCATTCCACCTGCCCAGTTCATTAGATCGTTAGCTTCCTGACCAGAGGTATCCAATCTAGCTTCCCACCACTTCGATAAAAATTCTTTGGACCAATCATTATTTTTAATTAAAATAACTCCAGTGTTTGCAATGCTGTGTGCGCCTACATCATCAGCCAAAATTAAATCGTAGGCATCGTCTACATATTTTTCTATTCTCTCTGATATGTTGCAAAATAATGCATCGATGTCCAAGAACAAGTACCAATCATAATCTGGTTTTTCATTGATAACTTCATTCAATAGGTTTACTTTGTACCACTGAATGGACATTTCTTCTTTATTGCAAAATATTTTTATCTTATCGTTATCTTTTTCTATGTGATAATCGTAACCATTCTTATCACAATATTGTTTATTTAATTGTTCTGAAAACGGAGCGTATTCTAAATTATCTGTATAGTATTGTACTACTAAAATTTTCTTTTTCATATTAACATACGGTATAAGCTACACTAGGCCACTGATTTCTTTTTCTCATGCAGCCAATAAGTTCTTCGTTTATTTTTAAAAATTCCTCTAATGTTTTTGCTGGAAGTAAATTGACTCCTTTTCCATTACAATCCGGATCAAAGTGCCATGGCGGTCCCCAAAATCTATCTTGGAAAAATACTCTTAATTGATACAAGCGTCCTGGAAAATGGGATAACTCAATATCGTTTATTTGACTTGTTAAAGCCAAAGGAATAACATCGCATAACATATAATTACCGCATCTATTAACATCGTACAATCTTGGCTGTTCTAAAAACAATTTATAGATATCGTTATAAGAATTAAAGAATCTATCTAAAGTTTCTACATTTTCAAAATTGTAATATCTAATGCAACCTTCCAAAGTGGCCAATTCTTGCAATATATTCCAACGATCTAATTCGCCTCTCTCTTCATAGTACTTGTAAGTTACCGCAGAACAAGCCTGTAAAACTTTTGTGCTATCTGTAGATCCTATAGTTTTACCGTAGATAAATTCCATTTTTTGTTGATCGTCCACTTGACAAAATTTGATAACTTCGTAACCAGATCCTCTAATGGAATTAACTTTAGTATCGAACACACTCCAATACTCTTCTTCTGATATCGCTCCTGAAACTAATCTATTGTAAGGTATTTCTACGTCGCTATCTATAAAAAGAGATTTATTAATTCCTAGTTTAGATATATTTTTAAGATTATATCTTTGAAGTCCATAACTAGGCAGCAATTTTTTTTCGTCGCTATTGTATCTTAGTTGTTTAGCATATTCGTAGTCGTCGATCTTTCCCTCAGGAAGAGGTTCGAATGTTTTACTAAATTCGTCGTCTTTTCTTAAATCCTCTATATCCACCACATCTATAATCATATCTCTCATAGATTGATCAAGACCAACAAAGTCGTTTACGTGATCAGTCAATACTACGTATTTCATCAATGGATTATAGCCCGACTTCAAAGCCTCTTCTATTTGAAATTTAATTCTATTTCTATAAGTAGGACCAAATCCCCAAGTCGATATAATGATATCTTTATTCATATTAAATTTGATGTTCTACCCTTTCGCACCAACCTCTTTCGTTGCTATACGCCCAAAAAACAACTCTTTTTGGATCTTTATCCGTTAAGAAAAATTCTTCGTAATGTATTTGTTGACCTTTATGCATAAAGTTTTCTAATTCAAAACCTGTTATGTATTTTTGATTCAATGCTTCACCGTTCTCATCATCAAAAGCAATCAAAATATGATTATAATCCGCGCCAGGCAAATCGTGTCTGTGTACAGTTACTAAATGATAAAAAGATTTCATGAAAGATTGTTCCCATAAATCATTGTCTTCTATCAGAGGATTTGGAGGATAGTTATTATCTAATGTATACTTCTGAACCGCTCTCTTTTTAAAGTTAAAACCTGCGTACTTTTCGTAATCTCTTAAGGTTCTAACTGTTCCTAAATCGTATCCCGTTAAATCTATATTAGGATCTTCCTCTGTTCTTAATAGTACTCTAATCTTCTTTCTTGCTAAGTCTTGTTTATTGAACCAATCCACGCCTAACTTATGATCGTCATCCCATTTCAACATGCCTGCTCGCTCTTCTCTCATTGTAGAATGCCAAACAACTAATTTGTGAGGATGGAATAAATCGTATCCGTGAGTGTAAGATCTAACAGTTAGGTTTAATTCTTCTCCACTAAAGTAAATGTCTGGATCGTGCCTAATCTCCTTTGCCCATTCAGCTCTTGCAAAACAGAAGTGACCTGACAAGAATCTACTCATTGGTGGTTCTGTCATGTCTTGCCAACCGTGTAATAGTCCTGGTCTAATGAATATTGTTCCGTGAGGGTAGAAACATGCAAAGGTCTGCTGCCATGGCTCCATAGTGCGTCCTTCTGGATCGTTAAACGGAGTATACAATGGCAAATAAGCCGCTAAGATTGGTTTGTAGCCTTGAGCTTCTAAACCGCTATGCATTTCGATTAGGGTCTCGTCCCAATTCTTTGCGAATCTGTGATGCGAGTCCAATTGTAATATATAATCTTGGTTGGTTAAAAGCTTTTCGTTAATTTGAGCCCTTGCCCAAGGTAAACCTTTTGCTTCTTTGTACGGAACTTCTAGAACATGAAAACGTTTGTCACCTTCGAATTCTGTCAAATCGTCGAATCCATCTGTTTCACAATATTGCTTACAAATACCAAAGTGAATGCGCTTTGGGTATTTAGCATTTTCCAATGCATTTTTTATGGTTGGTACCAATTCCGGATCTCGGTAAGCTGGTAAGTGTACAAATATAGTTGATTTTTTACTCATAATTTATTTTTTGTTCTATTCTTTCCAACCAATCTTTTGTTTTAGAATGTGGCCAAACTCTCCAAGAATAAGGTTTCTCTGAATTTTCAAATTCTCTCCAAATGTGAATAAATTTATCTTCTGGATCGGAATTCATTAAGCTCTTTATTTCTACTTCAGATATGTCTTCTCTATATAAATCTTCTCCATTTTCCTTTAAAAAAGACACTGCAAAATTATCGTAATCGGTTTCTATTAAAGATCCTTTGTAAATGTCAATACAGTGTTTTTGTTTGAATGCTAACCCCGATTCATAATCTCCTTTTAACGGCGGAAATTTATTATTTAAAGTTTCTTGATGAATTTGTCTCGTGCTAAATTTTAAACCTGCATAAGCTTCGAACTCGTAAAGCTGTCTTACTTTACCAAAACCGTACTGGCCCATCACAGCATTTCTTTGACAAGGCGCGCAACCTGGGTCCATTCCAAAAAGTTTTCTAAATCTTGTATAAGACTCGTCGTCCTTTTGTTTCCAATCTTGACTGTCGTCCCAATGTTTTTTCTTTCCAGATCTAGTGTATTCGTGCCAAACTATGGGTTTGTGAGGAGAAAACAAGTCGTATCCGTAAGTAAAGGCTCTTGCCGCTAAAGAGCTTTCTTCTCCATGAAAGTATAAGTGAGGGTCGTAAGGGACTTCTACAGCGAAGCTTCCCAAAGTAAAAATAAAGTGAGCAGAAATAAATCTAGCTCTAAAAGGTTCCGTTAATCCTTGCCAATTGTCTATGTGATGAGGTCTTAGAAATATTGCGCCAGCTGGCATGAATCTATCTATATTCAATCCCCAAACTTCATTAACTCTACCGTTAGGATCGTTTTCAGGAAAGTATCCAGGAATATATGCAGACAGTACTGGTTTTTTGTGACCTTTACACCTTAGATAATTTAACCAATCTTTTAGTGTTGCGTCCCAGTTCTTTGAAAATCTGTGATGGGAATCTAATTGGAAATAGTAATCTTCTCCGTTGTAATACTTTTGTATTTCGCTTCTCATCCAACAAACACCTTTAGCGTCTTTGTAATCGACGTCTATTATGGTGAATCTTGGATCGTATTCGTATTTTTCCAAAGTGTCCCAAGCGTCTTCTTTGGAGCGCTGCCACCCTATACATATGTGAAGATCCTCAGGATTCTTTGCGTTAGAGAGTAGGTCTTCTAGTGTGGGTAGTAGTTCGGGGTCTCTATAAGAAGCAATTGAGATAAAAATTTTACTGTTTTTCATAACGTACCTTTCTGTAATATAACTAATTTACTTTATTTTTTCAAATTTAATTTAAGGACATGTTGTAACTGGAGTAGTTGCAGTACCTTGAACGTAATTTTGTGTTGCTGAATAAGTCGGTGTTAAAGAAGCTATATCAAATGTTGATGTATATTCTCCTATATCTGCTCCACCAAAAGTAATCCCTCCACTACAACTAGTTCCACTGTATATAATTACTGAATCATTTATTGTGTTAAATAGATCTCCGGTCCATAGGAATTGAACTGTAACATTTGTATCAACATTAACATTACCAGTAGTCCAAGCATATACTGTTATGTCACCGTTTCCATCTGCAGTTGTTTGTGTTCCTATATTAATAGTTACAGGAGTAGGACATGCTGTATAGTTGTTTATTGTACTACCATCTAAATCGAATGAATATCCATCTTTGAAGAAATATCCTCCATTATTATCCCATAAATCATTACTATAACTATTAGCATACAATGTTGTACCAGCTCCAAAAGTACCATCATAATAAACAGTGGCAGCTATACCACCTGTTCCTGTTGTGCAAGCGGAAGCTGATGACGCAAATCCTACTGGGTTATTTGGTTCACCGCCGGAATAACTATCAAAGTATATAGTTGCAGAGTTTGCATGATTTGGTCTACAAACTGGTTCTGGAGCGAAAGTGCCGTTATTTATAGCGCCAAATACCTTATAAGTAATGCCTGGTAATGGAGTGAAAATATAACTATGTGTAGTTCCGTTTGGAGTAGATGGATTAATAAAAAGACCGCTGCCAGCTGTTATACCTGTTGATGTATTAGTTATAGAAAGAGTTAAGTAAGCACCTGTTAACGCTCCCCAATTTGAAATAGTTGAAAAATAGGTCATTGTAACTGTATGAGATGTATTAGCAGTTACACTATAATTAGTTGATTGTATCTGCCATGCTCCAAGACCACGACATCCTACAGTTGTAGATCCTTGATTTATAAATGTATCAGTAGAGAATATAGCTCCGTTACTATCAAGTTGAGTTTGACCTGGTACATATACTCCTGTCATATTACTGGAATCGGTATTAGAATCGTAGTTTTGATGGTATAATTGTATAGTGGCCGGTATTGGAGAAGGCGTCGGTGTTATACTAGGAGTTACTGTAGAAGAGGGAGTAACTGTAACAGACGGAGTAACTGTAACAGACGGAGTAATACTGGCGCTTGGAGTTATACTTGCTGATGGTGTAATACTAGCCGATGGTGTAATACTAGCTGACGGCGTTATTGATGGCGTTCTTGTAACTGAAGGCGTAATGGTAACACTTGGAGTTATCGTAACACTAGGAGTAATACTAGCGCTTGGAGTAATAGAAGGCGTAACGGTAACTGATGGAGTTCTAGTTACAGAAGGAGTAACTGTAACAGAAGGAGTTATACTTGCACTTGGAGTAATACTTGCTGAAGGAGTTATACTAGGCGTTCTTGTAACCGAAGGTGTAACGGTAACTGATGGGGTTCTAGTTACAGAAGGAGTTATTGTTACTGACGGTGTTATCGAAGGCGTCCTTGTAACAGACGGAGTAATTGTTGCCGAAGGAGTTTGACTTGGAATCGTTCCGCAAATTCCTCCTAATATATAAGCGCCTCCAGTAGGAACAGATCTAGAACATACTGGTCCGTAAGATGCTCCACCTATAACCTGTTGATTTTGTAAAACTCCAGTAGTACAATCATACCACGAATAAGTGGTAGTTGTAGAAGGAGTTAATGTATAGTTGTAGCAAGCAAAAGGCGTAGTTGTAACGCTAGGAGTGATTGTTACGCTAGGAGTAATAGTCGCAGATGGAGTAACTGTTACGCTAGGAGTAATAGACGGTGTTACAGTAACCGAAGGAGTAATACTTGCAGAAGGCGTAATTGTAACCGAAGGAGTAATACTTGCAGAAGGCGTAATGCTAGCTGACGGTGTTATAGAAGGTGTTCTGGTAACGGATGGAGTTACGGTTACACTTGGAGTTTTGCTAACAGACGGAGTAATACTTGAAGACGGTGTAACTGAAGAGGTTACCGTTACGCTTGGAGTAATACTTGGCGATGGCGTTATACTAGCGGAAGGCGTAACAGAAGATGTAACTGTAACTGAAGGCGTAACCGTAACTGATGGTGTTATTGATGCGCTTGGTGTAATGGAAGCACTTGGTGTAATCGAAGGCGTCTTAGTAATTGACGGAGTCACTGTCACGCTAGGAGTAACGCTTGCGCTAGGCGTTATAGAAGGCGTAACGGTTACAGACGGTGTTACAGTAACTGATGGGGTTACAGTTACACTAGGAGTTACGCTTGATGATGGTGTTATACTAGCCGATGGTGTAATAGATGCACTAGGCGTTATTGAAGGGCTAGGAGTAATACTAGCGCTAGGTGTTATAGAAGACGTTACTGTAACGGAAGGCGTAACTGTAACAGATGGAGTAACTGTAACAGACGGAGTAACAGTAACTGAAGGAGTAATACTTGCGGATGGAGTAATAGACGGAGTAACAGTAACTGAAGGA